GCTGGGGTGCCAGTACCGAGCGCGGCAGGCAGGATATGGCCGGTATCATCATCTAAAACATTTGCCACATATGGCCGTAAAATTGATCCCTCTACTATTGCAGGAGCGCTCCACAAAACCGAGTGCCCCGATGCGATAGTACTCCCGGCGTTGTTACCTGCTATTATCACCTGAGATAGCGTTCCCGAAGTACAGCCACTTGGAGCAAAAACAAAAGTGGATGACACGAGACCTGTTACGCCAAACGTTTGATATTGCTGTCCATACGTCGTTGCGTAGTCAACCGAATAAACCGCAATAACGGGAGTACCGGTTGTCGCATAACTCGCGTCGATGTACGCGGAGAGAGTGTATGTTTTCCCGCAAACTAGGTTAAAAGGGATGCTTCTCATTGCTATGTTTGTGCCAGTGCCCGCCGATGAAAGAGCAAAGGCGTTCGTACTGGATGCCCCTCCTTTATTGAGGATTGTTGTGCTTGCCTCAAGGGACCAGTACGTAGATGCGAGTTTAATGTCAGAATCAGGCACGAGATTCTTTGTAATCACCGACGATGCTGATTCACTGGTTAGTGACAAACTAGTTGTCCACATACACGAAGTTAGGCCATCATTGATTGGAGTAAAGATAGCAGCCGTTTGCCCGTTGATTACGTCGGCGCTTCCACCTATAACAACGGGAATGTTTGCAATGCTGGCATTAAAAACCGTGTATGTCGGCGAGAAACCCCCCAATCCGTCACAGGCGGGAAGAAAGAAACTCTCTCCATATGTCGTAGGCGATACTGATACGTTCCGATCTGCCGGAGTCATATGATAGCCGTCTGGAATTACAATGTTTCCCGACCTTCCTGCGCCATAATACGACTGCATAGCTATAGCTGCCACCTGCGGCAAGATATTTGTCATCGCGTAAGGAGTGGGGTGTGTTTGGTCAGAGAAATAAGTTAAATTTGAATAGCAACCCGTGCAGCCAAGATACTGATTCTCTCCGAAGTCCACAACCGCGACCGCTCCCAGTTGTTTCCAGTTTTGGCGTACCCATTGGTTATAAAGCACCTTCGTGCCCGTATCCCAAAAAGGGTAGGCTGGCCCCGCTGAAATCTCGGTTGCGAGGAAAACATCATAGCCTATCTGATGCAACTGCTTTACAACACCTGACGTGCAATCAATACCCTCCTGTAAGCCCGCATCGTTGACGATTCCCCAGACTATTACAGCGTTATGCTGCGCAGATGGATCATATAATGCGCCAAGAATAGAGATACGGTTTTCAAGCTGACACATCGTTGTTCCTGGCTGGGCGGTGGTAGTGGCTATCCACGAAGTAGTGGGGGAAGGCGTAGCCACCGTACTAGTCACATTCAATAGTGCGGGGAGGAACTGCGAGTATGGGACTGTAGGCGATCCGCCAAATGTGCGTGAGTCCAAAACTGTCTGAACTTGAGAATAGAAATTCGGTGCCAACCCTCCATAGCTTTGGCTAGCCTGTGGCGCTGGAACATAGTTTTTGGCGTCGTTAGTTGCCGCAAATGCTGCTGAGACTGAGGCCACTTGAGCCGCCGTAAGTTCTGTGCTCCACACTCCTGCTACCGATATGTCGCCCGTTAAACTGTAGTTTGCAGGAGCTATAAGTGGAGGTAACGTCTCAAGGTCGGCACCAATACGCAAATTTCCCGTGGTGCATCCGGCGGTAGAAATAGGATTCCGCCAGACCGCAGGTTGCCCGTTTATATACCACTGATCCTGAGTAGAGCCGATCACGCGGGCAATAATAGCGTAACCGGGAATCGGGGACATTACTTCGCCGGTATAATGACTGTAATACGCATCCAGCACCATGTCGCTAGTTTGGTTAAACTGCGAAATGATCCCATTGCTTACGGCACCTTCTTGCGGCCACACATAGGAGGCAAGCGCAGGACAAGTGTTATCAGTGCCGTTCCACAACACAGGCACGAGGGGAACTGTTTGAGTTGGTACTGGTGTACCCCAGTTCAAGATTGGTATGCGCACAGCCATCACGATAGTCTGCGCAGACGCCATTGGAATTGCAGTATCGCAGTATTGCTGATTTACGCCGTTAAAGTTTAGCGTACCTGACGCTATGGTGGGCGCCTGTGCTCCAGAACCAAAAACACAATGATTCCCGTTCCCGGTTGTGTCTGTGGCCTGCGTTGTTGAGGCCGTGCGCATGTCGTAGATAGCCAGAGCGGAAGGCACGGTTACCGGAGCAGCCTGCAATTTGTTTCCATCAAGCAACCCATTCGTAGCCGCGACGGTGCCTGAGAATGATGCGCTGGTGCCGGTGAGTGCGCCATCCAATTGCGTTGGTCCTGTTACTTCAAGGCTCAGGCCGTTACTCGCGGTTCCCTTGATCTTGGTAGGCCCCTGTGTGGTCTGCGCAAGCGCATCGATGGGGATGAGCATGAAAAGCGAAAAAGCGAAAATCGTCAGAACTGTTCTGCGCATTGTGTCTCCTAGGAATACATCATTGGCCCGACAGCGGTTGCGCTGCCATCGGTGTTTACCGCGAACATTTGTACGCTGGTTGAATTGGCGTCCGTGTTGGGCGTACCAGCATTGAGCATATTGCTAGGCCATGCGAACGTGTGACCTCCTGCGCTGTCCTGCACGATACGAACGACGATGATTGTCGGGCCGGACGCGCCATTGATAAACGTGCTGCTGGTGACATTTCCGGTCAGGACGATCTTGAATTGAAGGCCCTGCGTTGCGTTGATTACCGGAGTCGCGGAGAACGGAATCAGGACAAGTCCAGCAGGTATCACGCCAGCGATATATCCCGCCGTCAATGAACCGCTGATGGTCACATTTCCAGAGACATTGAGTCCACTAATAGCCCGCGTTCCATTCAGAAACTGGTCAAGGAGTGCCCACCCTGCATTCGTAGGACCGCCCCAGTTGTTGGAGCCAATCGACGGCTGCGGAAATCCTAGACTTGTGTTTGCCATGATCGCTCCTTAATTTCCTACTGCAAACCAGAACGCTGTAGCCCCGCTGCCGTTTGATCCGATATTGAAAGTCGAGCGTGAAGTAACGACCGCCTGGATGGTTCTTGTGTTTGACCCAATATTGTTGTTCATCGTCGCTACAACTCCGAAGCATTGCGTGAGAAATCCGCCTCCGTTGAAAGAAACTCCAAGCGCACCACCAGAACCAAGATCGGGAGCCGATGACACTCCCCACTGAATCATCCATCCGCCGATCCATGACGGAAGGCCCACGTATCCATTGGTTCCGAGAGAGATCGTAAGGCCAATTCGCGCCCACACATTGACCCATGCGGTAGTTGCCGCATTCGTGCTATTGTCCGAGGATGCCTGAGTCGGAGAAGTGAGGTTTCCGGAGACAGAGACACTACTTGAAAAGGAAGTGGGAGACGCGAAGAAGACCCCGTTGTTGCTAATGAGCGGAGAGACAGCGCGGGCCGTTCCGCCAATGTCTGCGCGGAATAAAATTACACTCACAGAATTTGGTGCGGGATCGGGTTGCACGGTTCCGGTGAATCCCGCTGGGTAATTCACTGTGCGACTGCCCGCCGAATCCTGCACAAAATAGAATGCAAGCAACTGACCCGCCGTGATTCCTGGGCATGAAGATGACGAGATGTTTCCGCCAAGCGTCATCTGGAATCCGTTGGATGCGGCCGCATTGAATGAAGGCGTAGGCGAGTATGCGACTGAAATCAGATTGGGAAGCAAGTCTGCGGTGGTAAGGATATTGGCAAGCACCGCCGCCAGAGCAGAAAATGAAGCATCCGAGTTTGTGAACCCTTTGGCCGCAAGCATCTGACCAAACGCTGCGCAGAATGTCGTAGCCTGATAGGTCGCCTTGTTCAGCAACGGCGAAGGAACAATCTGATCGGTTCCATATCCCGCGATACGTTGCGCGTCTGCAAGATACTGCGCATCCGTCTCTTGATTCGCTGCGCCAGGGTTGAAAACTATGAAATTCGTTGTCGCCATGATTCACCTATACCAAGTGGCCGAGGTCAACCCCGGCGATGAGCGTGCTGGAAAGATCGGTTCCAAATAGCGGCTGCTCGGCAAACGTGTATGTATACTGCACGGTTGCTTTGCGCGGAACGATGTAGCCGTTGCTGATGAGGTCTTTCACGATGGAAGTGAACGCGCCCGAAAGCACGATTGTGGCAGTCATGTTCTGATTGTCGATGTTCTCGATTGTTCCGCCAGGGAAAAGCGCCTGCCAAATTGGTTGAAGGCTTCCATTTGTTCCGTCCCATTGATTTTTCGCAATCGTCGCCTTGATGAGTATGCGGTATGTCGCATCATCGAGAACTGGACTCACACCACCTGAAGGCTGGAATCCAACCGTTCGGCTTACTCCTGCGATTGCTCCGCAAGTGTCAAGCTGAATACCTACAGAAGAATCCAGATCGAACGCTTCAGTCAATCCCATAAGCATGTTTGTCGTATCGTTGAGCGGAGAGAGCAACACCCCGAGCCACGAGTTTAGATTAGGAGCCAGGCGGTATTCGGACGTGAGCAGATTCAGATAATAGCTCACCGGAAGAGAATAGATCGGCACTGTATCGCCGATGCCATACTTCCCGCGTCCATAACCGTTTTGGCTGTAAAGTGGCATTATGCTTGGCTCACGATGATGTTGGCTGATACACCTTGTGCTACCGCATTGTAGGCAATCGCAATATCGGAAGTACCTGAAGGGCTGGCCGAGGTTCCCGTAAAGAGTGACGTGATCGAGAACTGCGGAGTCAAAAGACTTGGCATGACCGACTGCGCTACCGAATACAGCGATGAGAACGTGACCGACTCGCCAATCTGGAGGCCATTCAAATAGGTAACAATAGCGGATTGAATGGACGTGAGAACTGCCGTGGTGTAGCCGCTCAAACCGTGAATGACCATCGTCGCGTAGATCGGTACGTAGGTTGGCCGCGAGAAGCCGATTACGGTCGTTTCCGTTGCGCTTGTGCAGGTGACGTGCGTGGTTCCATTCGTCAACGCACCATCGCCGCGTTTAAGGAAGATTGCGTTTGCCACATTAGCATCCGTTCCGCCCTCCACAACTGCGGTGATTGAGTGCGCTGGGCATCCGTTCGCGTCAGTTGTACCCGTGTAGTTCTCTTCTACTGCATACCGGGTGACACCAGAAACCGCCGCAATTGCTGCGTTGATTGATCCAAGTTGCGTAATCGATGGCATGGCCACAGAATAGGCTTGGCGTGCCCTCAGTTGCGAGTCTGCCTCTGTTGGTAGGCCAACGCTTGCCGCTGAGGGATTGGACGCGCTTACCCACCCCGCCGTAGTGCCACTGGATATTGTGTTGATGCTTCCCGCTTGCGCCTGGATTGCGCCGGCTGTCTCGCAAGTTGCCCCGACTATCACACTTCCACCGCTCGGGATGGTGATCGGTGATGCCAAATCCCAGATGTACCCCTGTGTATCCGTAACGGTTCCATTCGTAATGACCGTTCCATAGACGCCAGTGATCGTTACCGGAGCAGTTGAGTACGAAGCAGCCAACCGCGCCAACCCGTTCATCTTCACAATGCTATCAAGGTCTGCACCAACTGCGGTGATTGGCGAACGCGCATTGTAGGCAAGTTGACTTCCAAGATTCGTGTCGTAAATTTTCAGTGCGAATATCGAAAGTTCTTGGTACTTCGCTGTATCTGTACCAATATAAACAACTTGCGGGTAAATTGCCTGATAGTTGCTGATGAGGTCAGAGAGGGTATCAGCGTAGCTTGGAATGACTAGTCCGGCAGTCGGAGATATGTACGGTGCCGTATAGCTCATGCATTCACCTGGGCGCTCGAACCGGGCGCATTCGTTATCACAATATTACCAAACGCGGAACTGACAACTGCGCTGAACGTGCTGGCCATCGTTGCGCTGTTGAATTCAAAGCTAAAATCCACGATTTGCAGCACATACGGGCATGAAAGAATAGTCTGCTGGATGATGAGCATGACGCCAGCCTGATCGGTCGGAGAACCTGATGCGCCGATGAGTGATTGGAATAGCGGGAAGCCAATAGTCAAGTTCTCCCACCATTCTGACAATAAAAGGCGCAAGGTTGTATAAATGATTTGAGCAACGGCGTCGAGATCAGCAATGAACACAGGCCCATTCGGTCCCTCGATGGGATCGTTGTTAGCGTCGTTCTGTTGTACAAGGATCGTAGGCGTTGTACTCATTCTACTGGGCCTCTAATATCGATGTTACGGCATCGCTCGGTGGAAGTGGACCAGCGTACCCTTCTGATTGTAGAAATGGAAGAATGCTCGCATTCCAATAGTCAAGGAAATTCTTGCTCATCAGTGGAAGTGCCGTTCCCCCACTCGCTAAAACCTTAGTTGCCGGGGCTGTGACCGTCACTCCCGCCTCTGCTACGTCCACGATGACCGTTCCATCATCAGAACGCAACTGGGCGCTTGTAGTGGAGTAGTTGGCGAGTACGCGGGTTTGGTTGCGCAGCCCGAAATGGGCCTTGGCGTCTCCGATGTCGTGCCGGTAGAGCTTGCCATCTGGCTGCTTCTGCACCCCGCCCGACTGCCACCACATATCGAAGGCCATGTCGGAGAATACGAGGTCGCACTCGTCTCCTGGTTTGATCGGGAACGTGAGCGAGAAACCGCCGCCCATCGGAAGCACAATCGGAACATCGTCAAGAATCGGCAGCGTCACTTGCGTTGGAACAGCCTTCACGCGAATCTGCTCTTTGATGGCCGGCTGAACTGATACGACCTGCCGAACCGCATCGAAGGAAACCACAATAGCCGGAATCGACACGCGCAAGTCGCACTCGAACTGATGGAGAGCCTGAGTGATGGGCGCGGATTCAACCGAAAGCCGGTGCTGGATTGGAACGAGGCCAACGTTAGTTGTTCCCATAAGGCGCTCTCCTGTCCAGTGATGGTCCGTTTGGATTCGTGGCATCGTAGATGTAGGCTGCGCGTCCGCCAACACTCGTAAAGGCCGTAATCTCAGTCTCCCACTGATTGCCCCGACTGTCGCCGCGATATTGCAATCCATTGACCAGATAGTTACCGTTAGGGTCAAGAATCGGACGATACCCTGGCGGAGTGAATTGAAGTTGCCGAATGATTGAACTGGAGATGTTGATCTGCATGGGCGGAACGCTAACGCGCAGTCGCGGGTCAAGCGTCACCACTAGATTCACACCGTCCTGCGTTTGCTGTGGCACCCCAAGAATGTCCGTTGTTGGCGTGTAGGTTATCGTGGTCACCGCGCCAGGATCAGCCATCGTGCTGATAGCAACGCCGTTCGATCCGTACCACGATTGCAGATTGTTTGCCGCCGCCACATCGTCAATGAATTTGTGAGGGTCGCCGAAGAACGGACGGGCGCGGGGAAGCTGAGTTTGCG